TCATGCGTTTAAGGAAGGTTAAGAAAGAAATTAACCTGGAACCAGAAGAACTAGTGCCAAAGGGAGGCAAAAAAATGAATATTGCAATCGTCCTTATTATATCTGCCATGCTTACTGTTGGTGGAACTCTTTTAGGATTTATCTTTGGATGGTTTGCCAATGCTTACTACACTAACCTACTTGAAACTATTAGATCGGTTGGTGAAGAAGTCGATGAGGAATATGAAATCACTCCTCATCCAGAAATGATGGATCGAGATGGAAATCTCATGCCATTTCAAATGGCAAAATTAATTAGTGTAGAATTTACACCTTCTGACGCATTTGATATGGATCCTTTTCCCGATTTCGATGACGAATAAATACTTATTTTAAATCATTAGTAAAAACCATGAAATTGTTGATTTCTGAAGTTATTAAAAAAGCATCTAACGCAAAAACAAAAGCAGAAAAGATTAAAATTCTGCGTGACAATAATAGTCAAGCACTTCGTTCTATTTTTAAATGGAATTTTGATCCAGCAATTAAATCGGATCTTCCTGAAGGCGAAGTGCCATTTAATAGAAATGATGCACCCATTGGTACTGAACACACAGTTCTGGAGCGTGAAGCAAAAGGACTGTGGAGGTTTATCCAGGGTGCTAATACCCTTTCTCGCATGAAGCGAGAGCAACTATTCATTCAACTCTTAGAAGGTCTTCACGAATCAGAGGCAGAAATTATTTGCTTGGTTAAAGACAAAGGACTTCACACAAAGTATCGTATTACACATGCAGTAGTTAAGGAAGCATTTCCTGAAATTAAATGGAGTGAGTGATTAAATGATTAGCATCGTTAACGAAGACAGGGTTATCTATATGATTCATAAATGTAAAGATGAGGGACACAATGCCAGAGAAACTTTCCACAGAGTACGACTCACTAACCCAGGATTCGATGACGGACGATTACGAGAACTTCTCTCTCAAAACGGAGTTAACTGATTCCGATAGAGAATTTATGCGTTCACAGTATCGTGTACAAGTATTTTTACATGATACTGATGAAAGCAAAATTGATGAGACCAAATTCCCATACGACTGTTATTTGATTACCTATAAAATCCACGATAAAATTTATAAAGACCTTGCTAGAGGACCAAAGATTGTCAAGTTGTTTGATGCATACTATGACATGCTGAATCCTATTGGTGGCAAGGTCTTGCGTATCAAGGGATGGTATGGTAAGATTAATCCGAAACTATGGGGGAACCAACCTAAAAAGAAAAAATGAGTATGAACGTTAAATTTGTTACTTCCACCCCTGATGCAGAAGCAACCATGGGGTACGTTGCACGGGTCAGCAACCCCTCTAACCAGGATAATCCTAACGTTGCTGGTCTTCTTAAGTATTGTGTAAAACATCAGCACTGGAGCGTCTTTGAGCAGGCATTCATGACGCTTGAGATTGAAACTACCAGAGCAATTGCTGCTCAGATCTTGAGACATCGTTCATTTACATTCCAGGAATTTTCCCAGCGTTATGCTGATAGTTCAATGCTGGCAGAGAGTATTCCTATGTTCGATCTTCGTCGTCAAGATACAAAGAATCGCCAGAATTCTATTGATGATGTTGATGAGAATACCAAGCAAGAACTTGAGATTACTATCAAGCGACACTTCGATTCTGCTATGGACATTTACAAGCACATGCTAGAGATGGGAATTGCAAAGGAATGTGCTCGTATGGTGCTTCCTTTGGCAACTCCCACTCGTATTTACATGTCTGGATCTGTGCGGTCGTGGATACATTATATTGATTTGCGTTCTGCTCATGGTACTCAACAGGAGCACATGGACATTGCTAATGCATGTCGAGATATTTTTATCGATAAATTCCCAATCGTAGCAGAAGCAATGGAGTGGACTAATGCCAACGTATAACTTCAGGAATAAAGAAACTGGTGATGAGTTTGAGATCTTTATGAGTATACATGATCTCGATAAATACAAACAAGATAACCCGCACCTAGAACAATTTCATACTAATTTTCCTGGAGTTGTTGCAGATGCTGGTATCAGGAACAAAGTTCCTGATGGTTTTAGAGATGTTCTAAAATCTATCAAAAAAGCAAATTACGGTTCTACTATCACTCCTCCTTAACCTATATGCCAAGAAGAAGAAAGGACAACCAGTTCGACTTTGTTAACAGCACTCCGAAACAAATGAGACGCAAAAAGCCAATCAACATCGATCAACTTAAAGAGATCGAACCTCTTACGGAGAATCAAGAGAAAGCATTTGAAGCATATGATGCAGGTAAACATTTGTTCCTGTATGGATGTGCTGGTACTGGTAAAACCTTTATTGCCATGTATCTGGCACTGAAAGAAATACTTTCGGGAACTTCTCCTTACGAAAAACTTTATATGGTACGTTCTTTGGTTCCTACCAGAGAAATTGGATTCCTTCCTGGGGATCATGATGACAAGTCAAACTTGTATCAGATCCCATATAAGAACATGGTTAAGTACATGTTCAAGATGCCTGATGATCCAGCATTTGATATGCTGTATGACAATCTGAAGGCACAAGAAACAATCTCCTTCTGGAGTACATCATTCCTTCGTGGTACAACCCTGGACAATGCAATCGTTATCGTTGACGAATGCCAGAACCTGAACTTCCACGAACTTGACTCTATCATCACTCGTGTCGGTGAAAATTGCAAAATCATCTTTGCTGGTGATGCACTTCAAACTGACCTTGTTAAGACCAATGAAAGAAATGGCATCCTTGACTTCATGAAGATTCTTGAGATTATGGATGAGTTTGAAAGCATTGAATTTAATGTCAATGACATTGTAAGAAGTGGTCTGATTAAGAGTTACATTCTCAGTAAAATGCACCTTGGATTTGCCTAATGTTTAATCACGTTAATATGGGAGTGATCCTTGAAGACATCAAAGCACAAACTATTGATGGTTCAAGGGTCTATGTGGTAGAGGGCAACAATTATCCTTCAATTTCTACAATTTGTTCTTTCCGCAAACGCAAATCTATTGCCGAATGGAGAGCAAGAGTTGGAGAAGCAGAAGCAAACAAAATTTCTACCCGAGCAGCATCCGCTGGAACATCACTACATAGTATTGTTGAGGATTATCTAAATAATAACTTAGACCTTGACAAATATAAGGATAAATTTCTTCCACTATTGTTGTTCAAACAAGCAAAACCAATGCTTGCACGGATCAACAACATTCATTTTCAAGAGGCACCCCTCTATAGTCATGAATTTGGTATTGCTGGTAGGGTAGATTGTATTGCAGAGTTTGATAATAAACTTTCAGTTATTGACTTCAAAACTTCTGCAAAAGAAAAGAAAGAGTCCTGGATCGAGAACTATTTTGTTCAAGAGACAGGATATGCTAAAATGTATGAAGAGAGATCTGGAATTAAGGTCGATCAGATCGTTACTCTAATTACTTGCCAGAATGGGTTCACTCAGGTATTTGTTAAGAATCCTGATGACTATGTGCCTCTGCTAAAAGATTACATTGCAGAGTACAAAGACGCACATGAAGACAGGTAAAGACATAGATGAATTAATTGATGAAAACTTTATGGATAAGAATAAGTTTTCAATGACTATTGAAACCATTGTCAAAGATAGTAATAGAACCATCAATTATATTGATGCTATCGTTGATTTTTGTGAGTCAAAGGACATTGAAATTGAAACTGTAGTTAAACTGATTGCTCCTTCTTTAAAAGAAAAAATTAAAGCAGAAGCAACTCGATTGAACTATATTAAAAAAACAACAAGAGGTGTTCTTCCTATTTGATTATGTCTGCTTTTGATGTATACTCCATTTACTTAGCAGTAAAGGCACACTTTACTTCCAAGAAATATGATTACTTTCGTTATGGTGGTAGAACAAGAACCTCAGAAGAAAAATTTAATAACAGAAATGATCGTTACTTTTTTGAGAAATTATCTAAGAGGTTTACAAAAGAAGAAATTGAGCAATACTTTGTGTCTAACTTTCTAGTCAATTCTAACTTCTACATTAAAGAGATGGAAGATAAGAATTTTGTCAACTGGAAAAAAAGATCACAAAGTATTTCTTATTTGTTTCATCAGGATATTGAAAATGTTTTAATGCTATCAAGCGATTTGAATGAAGCATTAAAATGTAGAAACGGACAACACTCTACCTTATTGAAAATGTATCTTGGTGATATAATTATGATTGAAACTCTAGTGCTCTTAAACAGAGTAACTGGTTTTATTAATCGTTATGATCAAATCATGAGCAATGATGTTGTTTGGGAACAAGCATCGAATAGGTTAAAGAAGTATGATCCTTTTGTAAAGGTAGAACACTCAAAGATAAAAGAATTAATTAAACAAAAACTATGAATGACTCACGGTTATTTTCATCTGAGATAGTAAAAAAAGAAATACAAGAAATGTATAAACTCTACGAGTCATTGACTGGTAGAGTTGGTTTCTTTGAACTGCTATCTATTGACGAAAAGAAACAAATGGCAGAAGATCTTGACCGTCTAATTGAGATGCAAGAGATCCTATATACTAGGGTGTTTCTGTCTGACGATGAAGATAGTCAGATGGTAAAGGACAATTTCAGAGCAGCAGCAAAGCAGTTAGGACTACCAGCTCATATGCTAAGTCCAGAAGTTTTCAAGATTGCCAAGAGATCCATTACCAATTTGAAGGAGCACCTAGAGGGGCTTGACACCCCTTGACTCATCTGCTATGATAATCCAGTCAATACGACACAATCCAACCAATCCACTCAATACGGAGAAAATACATGTCTTTCGCATCACTTAAGTCCCAAGGTTCCCTCCTGGACAAACTGAACCAGGAACTCAACAAAACCGAAGGTGCCTCTGGGTACATTGATGATCGCATTTGGAAACCCACTATGGGTAAAGACGGCGTTGGTAACGCTGTAATCCGCTTCCTGCCCCCTCCCGAGGGATGTGACCTGCCTTGGGCAAAGGTCTGGAGTCATGCCTTCCAGGGTCCTGGTGGGTGGTATATCGAGAACTCCCTGACCACCATGGGTCAGCAAGATCCCGTCAGTGAACTGAACCGTGTTCTTTGGAACAGTGGTCTCGACTCTGATAAAGAAGTTGCTCGTAAGCAGAAGCGTAAACTCTCTTACTACAGCAACATTTACGTTCTGAAAGATCCTGCTAATCCTCAGAACGAAGGTCGTGTCTTCCTGTACAAGTATGGCAAGAAGATCCATGACAAGATTATTGCAGCAATGCAACCCGAGTTTGAAGGTGAAGAACCAATTGATCCTTTTAACTTCTGGCAAGGTGCTGATTTCAACCTGCGTATCAAGAAGGTCGCTGGTTATTGGAATTATGATTCCTCTGTCTTTGGTCGTGTAGGAACCCTTGGTGGGTTTGATGATTCCAAACTGGAAGGCATCTATAATCAACTGCATGATCTCAATGAGTTCACTGCTGCTAGTAACTTCAAGTCCTATGATGAACTGAAGAAGCGTCTTGACATGGTTCTCAAAGGTAGTGGTGCTCGCATCGATCGTGAAGAGTATGAGAACGATGTTGTTGCTGAGATGGAAGCATTCTCTGCACCAACTCCTTCCTACAGTGCTCCTACTGCTGCTCCTGCATACGCTGCACCAACAGCAAGCAGCGATGAAGACACCTACAGTTACTTT